ATGGCTCGCACGTTGTCGCGTAAGTCCAAATTTGAAAAACTGCTAACATAAGCGTATGACAAACCTGCGTCTTGAATCTGTTTTGATTTCTTCATTGTCCTTAGACCCTACCAATGCACGCAGACACGATTCAAAGAACCTGGCTTCTATTGAGGGCAGTCTTAGGTTGTTTGGTCAGCGTAAGCCGATTGTGGTTACTGGTGGGAATGTGGTTGTGGCTGGTAATGGAACGCTTGAGGCTGCTAAGTCTTTGGGTTGGTCTGAGATTGATGTGGTTCGTATTCCTGCTGATTGGTCTGCTGATCAGGTTAAGGCTTATGCGCTTGCTGATAATAGAACGGCTGAGTTAGCTGAGTGGGATGCAAAAGTGTTGGCTGATCAGTTGGTTGAGTTGGATGCTGTTGGTTGGGATGTGTCCGAGTTTGGCTTTGAACCAATAGATCCACTAGTTCAGTTTGATGAAGAACCTCTGGAATTTAGTTCAGAAAATAAAAGAAGCAAGGTTGGAGATATTTGGCAAGTCGGAAACCATAAAATAGCCTGTGGAGATTCTACAGACTTAACACTTTTAACGAGATTACTCAAGGGAAAAATACCAGATTTAATTTTTGTTGATCCGCCTTATGGAATTAAATACAAAGCTATGCGAGGTTCTAAAGACATAGCAAACGATGAAAATGAAGTGTCAGCAAATCAAATAACTAAAGACGCTTTGGCATTAATAATAAAAGACCAACCTCTTTTTATTTGTTGTGATTGGCGTTCATTAAACACGATGATGGAAGTTATGAAATCTTTGGCTAGAGAACCTAAATCTTGTATTGTCTGGGACAAACAAAGCAGAGTTCAGAATCTTGATAAGTTTGCAAAACAACACGAGTTCATTTTATATTCTGGCCCTTTTGGTGGAGAGAAAACTTTTGCTACAGATGTTTGGCCATTCAAAAGAGACTTTGATCCAAATCATCCAACGCCTAAACCTACAGAACTGGTTGCTTTTGCTATTCAATCTTCTTCATCAATTAACGATTTAGTTTTTGATTGTTTTGCTGGCTCTGGATCAACCTTAGTTGCAGCGGAAAAAACAAAACGACATTCAATTGGAATAGAACTTGATCCTCAGTACGTTGATGTGATACTTGATAGACTGGAAAAAGAAACAGGACTAGAAGCCTCACGCTTGGAACAATAAATGTCACATATGGGCAGACCACCCAAACCAATTGAACAGAAACGTGCATTAGGTAATCCTGGTAAACGACCTTTACCAACTGAGGGTTCACTTGTTCTTTTGCCATCAATGTACGAAGTGCCTGAACCACCAAGACCTATTGTCACTGAGGCTGCTAAAGCCCTGTGGAATAGAACTTGGACTATGGGGCAAACCTGGTTAAGCCCACAAACAGATATTGAGCTATTGCTTATGACCTGTGAAATGGTTGATGAGCGTTGGAATCTTCGTATCAAAGTTTTGCAAGATAACAGACCAGAGGAACGTAAAGGCTTACGCGATTTGGAAAGACAACTTATTGCTAACCTTTCTTTACTTGGTTTCACACCAACGGATCGTTCAAGACTGGGTGTAGCTGAGGTTAAAAAGATTTCTAAACTAGAGGCTCTGCGTGAACAGCAAAACAAACCTAGAGATTAAAGGCTGGCCACCTCGTTGGGTCACACCTGTTACTGAACAGGAGTTAGTTGATTCGCGTGGTTGGCAGGTCACAGATTTTGTTAATGCTTTGTGTATTCAAACTAAAGATACTGTTGCTGGTCGTGCTGGTGAACCTTTGGTTTTGCGTGATTGGCAATCTGAATTATTAAATAATGTTTTTGCTGTTCGTGAAGATGGAATGTTTAAGCACCGCACAGCTCTTGTTGGTATGGCTCGTAAGAATGGAAAATCGGCTTTATCTTCTGGAATTGCTTTGTGGGGTTTATTTATGGGTGAGCAGGGTGGTGAAATTTATTCTTGTGCCGCTGACCGCGACCAAGCAAGAATTGTTTTTGGTGATGCTAAACGAATGATTGAAGCTGAACCAGAACTATTAGCTCAAGCGAAGTTGTATCGTGATGCGATTGAGATTCCGTCTACTGGTTCTGTTTACCGTGTGCTTTCTTCTGAGGCTTACACCAAAGAGGGTTTGTCACCAACACTTGTGATTATGGATGAGTTGCACGCTTTACCGAATCGTGAACTGTTTGATGTTATGACTCTTGGTATGGGTGCTAGACGTCAACCATTGTTGTTGGCTATTACTACTGCTGGTGTTAAAACAGATATGACAGGTCAAGATTCGATTGCTTACAACTTGTACCAGTATGGTCAAAAGGTTTCTCGTGGTGAAGTTGTTGATCCGTCTTTCTTTATGGCTTGGTGGGAAGCACCTGTTGAATCTAATCACCGTGACCCTGAGACTTGGAAACTCGCTAATCCTGCTTATGGTGATTTGAACTCCGTTGAGGATTTTGAATCAGCTGTGAAACGTACACCTGAAGCTGAGTTTCGTACAAAACGAACTAATGCTTGGGTTTCTTCTCAAACAGCGTGGTTACCTAATGGTGCTTGGGATGCAAGATTCATTAAGAAAGAAATTGATAAAGATGTGCCTGTGATTCTTGGTTTTGACGGTTCGTTCTCTGGTGATGCTTCTGTAATTGTTGGTGTGACTGTTGAGGATGAGCCACACGTTTTTATGGTTCAGGCTTGGGAGAAACAACCAACTGACACAGATGATTGGCGTGTGGATTCTTTAGAAGTTGAGAACTCCATTATTGAGTTTTGTAAAAATCATAATGTTAAAGAAATTGCGTGTGATCCTTTCCGTTGGCAAAGAAGTATGCAGGTTCTACAGGATGCTGGTTTACCTGTTGTTGAATGGCCATCAACTTCTGCTGCTCGTATGATTCCAGCGTGCGCAAAGTTTTATGACGCTGTTGTTTCAGAAAAACTTACACAAGATGGTGATGGTTTGTTGGCTCGCCATATTTCTAATGCGGTTGTTAAAGTTGATAGACTTGGGCCAAGGATTGTTAAGGAACACCGCGGCTCGCCTCGCAAGATAGATGCCGCAGTTGCTAGTATCATTGCATTTGATAGGGCAACAGTTTCCAGAAACGAACCTGAGCCTTTGATTCCACAGTTTTTTGTATAAGGAGTATTTTGCTTCCATCCATTGTTCAAGTTATCGGGTTAGTCACAATTTCAGTAGGACTAGGTTTAGTCTTTGTTCCAGCAGGCTTAGTAGCTTTAGGTGTCTCATTTGTTCTTGTGGGTTTATCTCTTGAAAGAAGTAAGTAATGTTAAATAATTTATTTGGTATAGATAAGAGAGCAATCTCATTCCAATCCATTTGGGGTTCAGGCGATTCTTACGCTTTCACCACAGATTCAGGTGCAGTAGTTGACGAGAACACGTCAATGAAAATTACACCATTTTATACTTGTGTGCTTTTAATTTCTGACACCATTTCTACACTCCCAGTTGATTCTTTTATCAGACGTGATGGCAACCGTGTCCCTTACCGACCAAGACCAGCGTGGGTACAAAAACCTGATGTTGATTTGATGAGAACAGAACATTATCAACAAGTTCTTGTTTCTTTACTTCTTGACGGCAACGCTTTTGTTCGTATCTATCGTGATAGTCGTGGTGATGTTGCAAATCTTGTTTGTCTTGATCCACAACGTGTAATGGTTCAAAGAAATTCTATGACTCGTGAAATGGAATATGTTATTGATGGTTCTGAGTCAAGTATTGTGTCAGCAAAAGAAATGTTGCACATTACTGAGATTCGCAAACCTGGTGCTTTAAGAGGTTTATCAAGAGTTAACGAATTGAAAGAAAACCTTGGTCTTGCTTCATCTATGCAATCTTTCGCTGCACGTTTCTTTGGCCAAGGCGCAACAACTTCAGGTGTTATCGAATACCCAGGTAACTTAACAACTGAACAAGCTAAGTCTTTGCAAAACAGTTTTGATTCAACACACAGAGGTTTCAGAAAAGCACACAAGACAGGCATTTTGTCTGGTGGTGCAAAGTTCACTAAAACTGGTGTGAATCCTGATGAAGCACAAATGTTGGAATCACAAAAGTTCCAAGTTGAATCTATTGCTCGCCTGTTCCGTGTCCCACCTCATATGATTGGTGTTACAACACCTGGCGCACAATCTTATGCTTCGATTGAACAAAACAACATTAACTTTGTTGTTCACACACTCAGACCATACATTGAAAAAATTGAAGAAGCCTACTCAACTTTACTTCCAGCAGATGCGTTCCTAAAGTTCAATGTTGATGGTTTACTTCGTGGAGATTTCACAACAAGAATCCAAGGTTACTCAATTGGTTTACAGGCAGGTTTCTATTCTGTGAATGATGTAAGACGTTTTGAGGACTTACGACCTGTTGATGCAGGCGACCAGTTCCGTGTACCTTTGGCAAACATTAACTTGATTGAAGCAAGTGTTGTTGAACAAGACAAACGTGTATCTATGGCAACCAGACTTGTGCAAACAGGTTTTGACCCAGCAAGTGTTCTTTCAGCTCTTGGACTTCCAGCGATTACTCACACAGGAGTTCCATCTACACAGTTACAACAGGTCGCACAAATTGATCCACAAGACCCAACTGCTGTTTATGATGTAACTCGTTCAAGTGAAATCAATGTGCAAATACCTGAAACAGTTGTTAATGTTCCACCAGCAGTTATCAATGTTGCCCCACCAACAGTAAACATAAACACTCCTGATGCGAAGCCTTTGATTAGAACTGTTGAACGTGACGAAAACAATCACATTGTTAGAATCATAGAAACAAGTGGAGAGTAAATGGCTACAGGTTTAAGCGCATTTTTGGCTAACAGTTTTCTGAACGCTTTAGGTAACGCAACAGCATATTCTGTTGCCACACCATATATTAAGTTGCACGTTGGCGACCCTGGAGTTAATGGCACAACTAATCCTGCTGTTGAAACAACACGCAAATCTGTTTCTTTCGCTGCTGCTGCAAATGGGGCTATCGCTTCTGATGCTGACATTAGTTGGACTAACATTGCTGGTTCAGAGGATGCAACACATTTTACCGCTTGGGATAATTTGACAGCAGGTAACTTTTTGTTCTCAGGAACAATCACAGGTAACCCTTACACAGCGGGCGACACTTACACCATTGCTTCAGGTTCTTTGACAGCTTCTCTAACAATCGCTAGTTAAACTATGGCATCAAAATTTGTCCTAGACACAGGGCAACTTGATACAGATTATTTAACAACACCACCAACTTTAGTTCTTGATGCTACTAATCGTGGAAAACTTGACAGTAACGTTTTAAGTTCT